ATCGAAAGCACTAGGTTTAACCAGCAGAGTTCTATCTCCCCAGAGGACAGTTCCTTGACCTGGGAAAGTTACTATTGGATTGATTCCGTTAGGAAGCATATACAATTGATCTCTGTGGGCTAGAGTCGGTTGATAAGCAAGTTTTACAACGCCTTTAATCTGACCACGATTAAGACCACCTGGACTCCACCAAGCATCTCTTACAGAATCAGTATGAGCCATTAATCCTGCAACATCACCACTGAATCCGATCCAGCGGTATGTGTCAGCATAGACATCATAAACATATTTGTAGTTACCATCAAGAGTACCGTAAGAAGAAGCACTATTAAATGCTACATCCGTTCTCCAAGAAATTACATTGTTAACTGCGTTAGTGGCTCCACCAACATTAACAACTTCTTCTTTTGGAGGTGATACAATAGCAATACAGTCTTTACGACCTTCTGCTACTACCTCAATGATGTACTTAGAAACAACAGCAACCTGAGCAGAGTTCTCGTTAGAGAGTCCTCCAGCAATCGCTAAGGAAATATTAACTTCGTCCCCGTTTGCTAGTGTATCCCATCCTTGCATATACTCGTTTGATCCAACCGTACCTGCATCCACTTGTGGGACCCAAGTTGCGGCGTTACCTTCGCAAGTTGCTTGATCATCTTGACTGCCATCATCGCAATGTGCAGGAACTTCAGCCGAAACTGCGATTCCGCCACTGAAAGTGACTGTACCAGCGCCTGAATTAGTCACGTTATCTGTGACAATCCAAACTAATTTAGACTGGTTATTAAGAATATCCATAGCCCAGATGTTTCCACCGTCGCTATTTTTATCTCCTTGTGCTAAACCTACAAGATAACTTTCTACTACTTCGCCATCAACTACTACGACTACTGCCATTTCGTTGTTGCCGGTATCTGGCTGTACATCAAATGCACCGTCATACTGCCAGTCACCCCAAGTAGCGGAACCATCGTGTGTTTCAACACTAATGCCATTTCCGTATGTACCAGGATATCGAGCATAAAATGCCTCTGTCAGGGTACCGGATTCCAGTTGTGTTTCAAAATCTTCCTCGCCTGTGATTTGAGTTACGTTTCCAGAAGGTGCGGCATTCATCGCACCAGAATCAACAACCCGAACTACTTGAAGACTATTCGTGTACTTCAAGAAAGAGGCAGAAGAAAGAAACGCTGGAAATGTATCATTGGTTGGTTTTCCAAAGACTGATACAAGGTCGGCTTCTGAGGTGCATAGATAAGGCTCAAATGCAGGTCCCCAAGTAAAACGACCGACTGTACCCCCTAAAGAAGTAGCAACCGCAGGTATTGACGTAGACAAATCAATTTCTTTTGTCTGTACGCCTGGGCTTAATTGAAATCCCATCGTTTTTCTCCTATATAAAATAAGTGTTCAATTATGGTTATCCCTATCGTATTACCGTTATTGAATTATTATGCGATAATTCCGACGAGATTTGAAGAAGAACTGTCTCCTTCATCCATTATAACTATTTATAATTTTCTTTATTTCATCAACTTCAATGTTTCCACATATTTTGCTATAGCGTGATCTAAACCATCTGTTTCAGAAATTAATCCGTTATCGTTATCTGGACCCCAATCCAAATCTTGACTGTCTATAAAAAGTCCTGTATGCCGATAAGGCCAAGGAGGAGTAAAAGGGATAGGATCGCTACGGCGAACCACCCTCCAATGAGTGGGTTGTCCTCCAGACAAAACTTGATCAGAGACTTTTGGCGATCCGTAAGAGTAAATTTGAACATTTTTTCCTCTTTTGTGAAGCCACATTCCTATTATTTGTGCAACGGCTCCGCCTAAACTGTGACCTGTAACGTGTACCGTATGTTCAAGAGTATAAGTATTATCTAAAATTTGCATAATGGTTATAGAAGCATCTCTAAATCCTTTATGGAGTCGGATTCCCGTACGAGCATCACTTACTAACCTCACATCAATATCAGATTGTACATTTTCTGTATTGGCTGTACCTCTAATAATAATTATTGATATTCCATTATCTTGTTTTACCTCAAACGCAACTTCGTCTTTTTGATCTCCCCCTTCATCATAAATTGCTTTACAATATTCTGCGTGTTCAATAAGAGAGTCTAGACTAACTGGTAAATTTGACTTATCACCGCTACCTAGATCATTATGTGTTTTGTCATCTTTGTTATGTTTTGCACATCCACTAAGGACCAGAGCCACCATTACGATTATGAACTTCCACTTCATCTTTTTTTCTCCAAGCTGTTGCTCCTAAAATAGCTCCAAATGATAAATGAAACATTGCTCCTGCCTGTAATGTTAATGGTGCCCATCTACTTGTGTTCATTTTTATTTCATCGGTCTCCATAGCCATACCTATGTTCCACATCAAAGGAGCAACAAAAAAATCAATCAGACAGATAAACAAGTAAACTAGTGCCGCCCAATCTCTCCAATGTCTGTTTATAGTTTTATTTATTGACATAGACTAATAATTGTGAATTTGCCATACTTCTCCATCTTCTACAACGTATTTATCTTCATTTTCTACACCATCCTCAATAAATCCGAATGGAGTCAGATCATCTTCTATTTCTTGTATTTGTACATCATATAATTTTGTCCTCAAATCTGTATTAGTTAAATCTTTGAATAGTTCTTGAGAAGAAAACCACGAGAACATTACAAGACTCATTACTAAATCATCGTGTCCACCATCTTCGGCTGCCCAACTCTTTCCTTTAACGATAAATTGAGATATTTCTGATATTGTATCTAAATCGTTGATTATTAATTTGTTTGACTCTATAAGGTCCTTGAAATTAGAACAACCAACCGCTTTAACTCGCTTAGTCATTTTGATTCCTAATTTTGCTTTGACCCCCGATTCATTTATTGTGCTTTCGTATTCCAAATCATAATGGAGTATATTACAAACTTCTCCTCCAGGACCGTTAGACTCAATCAAAACTGTTGCATTATTGTATGCTGTTGCTACTTGGTGAATTATGTTTGGAAAAAGGAGAGGTGATATTGTGTTTGATCTATATTTGGCTACCTGCTTCCACGGCATTGATGTAATATCAATCACACTAAACGTGGAGTAATCCTGACCACGACCTTCTGCTACATCTACGGCTATAAAATAATTATGACCTTCTATAGTTTCTTCATAGACATCTAGGTTCTCCCTCCGTGATAGTGGACTTTTAACTGTGAGTTCGCCAATCTTAGCCGCATTAATCAAAGTACCAGCACTACCTAGAAATTCACACTCAAACTCTTGTCTAAATTGTTCTTCACTCGTATTTGCAATTGTCTGTTTCTTCCATTCTTCATCTCGTCCTGGTACATCCCACCAGTTAACTTCAAATGCTTTATAATTTGAACGTCCTTCAATTGCATTTGTCCACATCTTATAGTAATGATTCATACCATTAGGCGTTGATACAATAATAACTTTTGATGTATTACCAGATGATATAGTAGGATAAACAGAATTAAAAAATTCTTCTGCCATACCTTGCTGAATAAATGCAAACTCATCAAGAAAAATTAAATTGAAAGCATATCCACGAATAGATGCGGATGTTGTGGAGGAAGCAAGAATTCGGGAGCCATTTTCTAACCAAATAGAACCTTTGTTCCATTCTGATACTCCTTGTTGGATGAACATAGGAAGTCTTTCATAAGCCATTTGGAGACGACCCAACAATTCTCTTGCGGTTGCTCCCTTATTGGCTAGAATTGCTATGTTTCTTTGTTCGTGAAACAATACATAATGTAGCATATATGCCAGACTTGTCTGTGATTTACCAGACTGTCTAGGACTTTTGACTATACAAAATCGATTCTTTTGTAATCCTTTAATCAGATCCTTTTGAAACGGCCAGAGATCAAATTTAATTAATCCTTCATCCACATTGACAATGGTCATATAGGTAGTAATAAAATAAATCGGATCGTCCCGACATTTTACATACTCTTCTATCTCCTCTTTAGTATAGTTTTGAGGAACATTTAATTGTTTTAATAGGGGATTACCTAGGTAGGAATTTATGGTCATAATATAATAGCATCTAAATTGCTATGTACAGTAGTAATAAGATTATTATAAACAACTCTACGACAAGAACAGTATGATACCATACCCATCGAGTTTCGTAAATTTTATCTCCGGACTTGTCTTTACCGAAGACATTGAACATTTTAGCATCTATCCAGTCTTTAATTTTTTCCATCGATTGTTTTTCCCTTTAACATTTCTTGCAACTCTGCGGTACTACCAACGTAAAGGTTATTTACATTTGTTTTTGGTGCTTCTCCCTCTTTCATTAGTTTAAGTTCTTTCTGCATCCTTAACAATTCCATTGTAGTCTCGGATACATTTTTGATGAGACCACTAGCTACTTCATATGCTCTCGGATGTTCCATTTCTTTTGCTAGTTCAAGAATGCCTTCCAGAGCATCATTACCTCTTTCTATAAGATTATATAGTTGTTCTCTAGCATATTGATAATCTACTCCGAGATCACCACTATCTGGATCTGATTGTACTGTCGCCCTAGGCGCAAGACCACGTTCCCTGCGGGTATTTACAAGTCGTTTGTCAATCTCAATAGATCCAACATCTGGACACTCAAAATCTGCTATAATATCTTCAGCAACATTCAATTCGGCATCTAATTTATCTTTAATGCTTTTCTTCTCTGTGTTTTGTTTTTCCATAATCTTGATCTTTCTCAAACATCCAATCTGGAGTTACATCTGTTATTTTTACCCCTTTTAATGCTCTACCTTTTTTAATACGTTTTGCAACTTCTGGTTTTGGATTACCTTTTTTGTCAAAAAACTTTGCGAGATGTGGTGGTAATTTTACTTTTTTTGCTTCTTCAAATGATATAATTTTTCCTCTTGAATTTAGCTTAATATTTGTAATACCTAGTCTTATACTTAGACTTTTCTTTTTTCGTTCATCAGAAGCCATATGATCTAAATTGTCCCAATAATGTTGGATTTGAACGAGCTTTTGTCTATCCGTCATCTCCCTTTCATCAATTGAGGGATCATAATGTGCAACTATTTGAATAAACGATTTTAATATCGTTAGATTCTTCTGCCATTTCAGAGGATCAATTCCCTTTTGCTGTGCTTTTATGAGAGCATTATTAGCGGCATCTTTTGTAGTCTTTAACTTTTTAGCAATAGCATTGACTATATCTGTATATTTTGAAAAAGTAATCATTTACCTCCAGCGGCTTCTCTTTTCATTTTCAGTTTTAATGTCTTTTTGGTCAGAGATAATAACGCCATATTATTTGACAATGGATCTACTGAGGCTTTTGTTACTACATCATTATAAATCTTTTTCTGCTTAACATTGAGCTTTAGTCCTTTATTCATTTTTTTAATAATCATTTTAAATACGCTAATCTCTTGTGGCGGGATTAGTTTCGTCTGCTTTAATAATAATACTAATTTAGGTACATTTATATTGGGTAAAGCCTTCTCCTCAGCCATATTACACTCCTAGCTGAAACCATCCCTGATCAATTCCATCTCCGTCTTCATCTACAATGTCAGGAAGCGTATAGCTGACCGTAACTGTCTCGACTTTCTCTTGTTCTCGTATTGGTGGATAAATCCATCCTTTTACTTCAAAATCTAAATTCCAATTGACTATTCGTTGTTCTGAAAAATCTCCCTCAAATTCATCGGTCATAGTCAACCCAGTCAGTTCGATGGGAATATCTCTTTTTAATTCTAATTCAGGAACTTCTTCAACTACTACGTTGAAGTCTGGCTGAAAATAAGGTAAAATTTGTTCAATGATTTGAAGCCCATCATCCATATAATCTACATATATATCAAGAGTGAAATTGAAGTTGTATGGAATAGGAGTATACATAATAGTTGATTTCCCGGCCACTGGTGAAGTGAATTTATACTCGTTCATTTGATTCACAGATCGAGAATAATCTGCCGTAAGAGCAGTCAAAATAAATCCCATACGTGGAACTTGTCTGTTCTTTACACTATCTTGTATTAATCGTGCTAGATATTTTTTGCGGGACTCATAGGCTAACGGTACTTTAATATCTTTAATGAGTGTACCATCCGACTCCGTTCTTTGAACGTGAATATTATTGAAGACCGATCCAAAGGCAATAATTAATTTTTTAGTTGTTCCGTGATAAAAAGTTGTTCCAAACATAATCTATTCCTTAGGTCGATCCAAATGGGTTCATCTCGGATAGGTCAAGAATATCATCATCCATACTATCCCAATCAGGCGTTGCTAATTCAGCATCTACTGCCGTTTGTATATCTGTCTCTAGTGCGGTTATCTCTGCATCTGCCACATCAATATCTTCACCACCATATTCCCAAGGTTTGAGTGTTAAAGTCCAAACATATTGTGGACCTTCTGGAGAAGGATAGAATGAAGAATCGTTACCGACAAACGTCACTTCAAATAATGCTTCAGCATCGGAAAAATATAATAGATCACCTGCAATTGGAGTATCATCATCCGTGGCTACTGTTTGTTCAGCAAAGGATTTCTTTGTAAAAGAAACCTTCATTTCGTCTGTAACTTCTACACCAAATTTACCATAGAAATCTCCGACATCACCATATTCTTGATACTCATCTATAAGGACATTAAAAGTCCATACAGTATCAAAATGGCTCGACGGATCTTCTCCGAAGATAGGATCGAGTGCCGTGCTATATTTACGCGGAAGATATTTTGCGGGAAATCCGACAATCTCAACAACTTCTTCCACCATATCTTGTACAATAGGGGATTTGGACATATTGTCAAACATTCCCACGAGATCACCCCACTATAAAGTTTGCTGGAAGTTCGTAATTAAGTGAAAATTCTTCTTCGAGTTTGTCAATCTCTTCTTTCGCTTCATCCCAAACTTGTTGTCCATTAATTGTTATTCCTCCTGGTAATGGCATTCCATCGAATTGTTTCATATTAGCACCCCATTGCTGTTTAATCTGTGCAGTAGCGTACTTTTTAATCCATTCATCGTTGAATACATCAAGAGCATAAGTTTCACCTTCATCAGGTCTTACGGCTTGCCACGCTCGTAGAAGAATTTTGTTTCCTTCGATGATCTTTCCTGAATGAGAATAGAGCCGATGATTAGCTTTATTAAATGTAAATGTTCTATCTAACCTGAAATAACTATTCACCATTTCAAGATGTTCCATAGTTATCTCATAATATTGCATACTGATTTTGGTCATATCGAACATTTCGTCTGCCATAATTCTGTAACGTACATCACTCATCGCCTCAGAACTATATCTTCCCGGTTCGTAAATTCTTGTCACCGCTATGATATCATCATCCAATGTTAAATATTCGTTAGTTTCGTCATCCGCGTCAAATTCAATGGTTAAGAATTTCTCCTCGGCACCATCAAAATGTCGCTCAACGAATAATTGGAGAGCATCATCTATCCTGTCATATGCTTGAGTATCGTCCACTTGAATCTCAATCTTCGGAGCTCCTAGTTTTCGATATGCATAATCTCTTAAATCATCTACACTTTGTAATTTAGCCATTACAACCTTTTTGATTAATCTTTGTCAATACTGTCTATTGCTTTATCTACCTTTTTCATAATTTTTTTCTCTAAATGGGGCAGTAATCTAATACCCATATAGCCAATCATAAATGCTATTGCGAGAGCAGTATATGGACCAAATTTAAATGATTCCATTAATGCTGGTATAGCAAATTCTGCGGCTATCCATCCTGTTGCCGCTGCCAGCAGAACATTTTTGAGTTCTGATTTCCATCCAGTCCAAGTGTGAACTAATCCATTAGTTACTCCTCCAGCTGTGGATGCAAATACGCAACACCATTTTGCTCCAAATACTGCTAGTAAAGTTTCCATTTATTATTCCTCTTTAATTTAATTGTTATCTTATCTTTATTTATGTGTAATTTATGCCTGATGCCTAGTGATCACAGCAATCACAGGGATTCTCCATACTGCATTCGCAGGGGTCACAGGTACAATCTTCAGATTCGCATTGTTCGTTTTCGCACATTTTTTCCTTTCGTATATATAATGTGTAATGAGAAGAATCCTCTCTTCTTTATAACTATTTATATAATATAGGCGATTGGGAGAACTTAATATGGATGATAAAGATTATGTGCCTGTCAGAGATAGACAGAAAGACGCTTTTGGAAAACGATTGGATGAAGCATTAAAACAATACTCTGTGGTTAGAGTGGGAAATGCTAATGGAGCAATACACGGAAAAGACTACAGAGAGATGAGAAAATTGATAATGCTTACGTTTTTTCAGGAAGATTAAAATGGAATATTCAAATCTATTCCTTGTGCCAATACAAATATCGCACTTG